CAGACAGCCTTCCGGGTACCCTCTCATCTCCGGATGTTCCCTCGTCTGCATCTTTCCATTTCGTTAAAGTTAAGCCCCTGCGTTTTTCAGCTGAGTGTTCTAAAGAAACTATTATGTTGTCTAGGTTCTCAGCTTCAGTGGGTAATCTTTTTGATGGCGTGGATCTTCCTACACCACCAGATAAAGTCTGTACATCTATTTTAACTGGGAAGTATGATGTACTTTTTTGTCTTCTTTTAGCCATTCCACGTATTCCAGTATCTAAATCTAGCCGGATTATTACCAACTTCAGATCTTAACATAGCTCTACGTGCTGATGGGGGAAGTTGAGAGACAATCTGTCGTCGTCTATCGTCTACATTAGATGCTCTAGCTTTAGCAGAGTACATAGCTTCTAATCCTTCTAAATACAGATCAGCGTTAGCGTCTCCTTGCATAATAATTTGGTATTGACGAGCTGCTGCTGCGAGTATAGCCCTTTGAAGGGGTGTATCTATATCATCCCACGCCATAACATAAGTAACTTCGTAAGTATATTCTTTACCAGAGTCCCATTGATCAGTTTGATCGGTGATATTATATAAATAACTATCTCCACTGCCATCAGATTGTCCCCTAATCTGGGCCTGTATCATATAGCCCTCAGTGTTTTCGTGGTAAGACACAAGCTCACCGCTAAGTACAGAAGCGGTACCTATATCAATCTTACCAGCAGCACTAAGGGTTTGCTTTTTAAGAACGCGATTGCCAACAAGCCCTCTCATAGTATAGTCCTCTATATAACGATCTAGTACAGTATTAGCCGTACTAACATCAAGACCACCTGTAGTGTATTGGTCTAGTGTTACAACAGATTCTCCTGCCATGATAAGGATGTGATTTATGGCATCTAATTTTGATATATATCCCATGTATTCTCCTTATAAAAAAAAGCCCAGACTCCCCCAAAGGAGGAGCCCAGGCAATATTTAATATCTAAGCAATAAGTTATGCTCGGATATGTTCAGCTTCAATATCGAAGCAACTTCTAGCATGTGCTCGAGTTGTCGCAGCTGTAATAGTAGAGTGTGCTGACTTAACGTTATCAATAATAGCACAAGCACATTCTGGACGTAGAACGCCCGTACCTTGCATCATTGAAGCAACTGTAAACACAGTGTTACGACGGATGTCGTCAACCGTATCAACCTTCAAGCCTTGAAGACTCAAAGAAGCTACACAACCTCGTTGCCATAGAAGACCACGACAGATACCACCATAGATAGTGGTTGTGCCGTCATCATTAGGCTCAGAGTCGTTATCAGCACCACCCTTATCACCTCGGCCACATACACTATAGCGGAATTCGCCGATAGATGTACCAGTACCGATTGAATAGTCATTACCTGCGAGTGCATCACCAACAGCACCAGAACCCGCACCCAATGGAGCGTGATTTGATTTACAAATCGTAACACCCATGTATTCAAGAGTCTCTTCAATAGTTGGCTTAGCAACAAGACTGCTACCTAAACCACCTGTTTCAGCAACACCACCAAAGATTGGCCGTGCTTGACTCCATGTTAGTGGATCATCGGCTTCAGTAGTATTAGCTCTAGCTACACCAAGAGCACGAACATCAGCAAACGCTTGTGGTGTAATCACTAGATAAACACCTTCTGTTGGGATATCATTCTCTTGAAGATATACCATCCAGTCTTCGCAATCTTGTAGTACCTTTAACGCAGCGTTTGTTCGCTCGTTTGCAGTACTAGCAGCACCTGTGAAGGTACCTGCAGCAAGGTTACCAGTAACAGCATTATTACCAAAGTGTACATACTCATCAACGGAAGCAAACGGTGCCTTAGGTGTAAGTCCCCGAGCATCGCCTGTAACCGCAGCTTCACATGCAGCTCGCATAATATAAACAGCAATCTGCTTATCTCGTGCATTAGCTAATGTCATGCCAGCTTGACGAGCAAGCTCCGCACGGTATTCCCATTGTGTTTGCATCAAGTCAATGTTATCCAACTCAAAGTGAGCAGCCATAGGACGTTTATCCAATTTAACTTGGAAGGTTGTCGCTGCGGCGTTCTCACCACCGATTAGTTCTTCACCAGCTCCCCATGCAGACTTAAGTCCCACGGTACCAGTGATTGGAAATTCCATTGTTGTTCCACTAGAGATAGTTTTTGAGTCTACCATCCCTGAAAATTTATTGTATTGATCGTAAGCGTGGATTACTTCTCCCGACCAAATCGGTAGCCAGAGCTTACCGCCTGTTGTATTTGAGCCAGAGACTGCATCTGTTGCAGCAGTAGAGGTTCGATATACGAGTCCTTCTCCTGCCGCTTCAAAATTTGTTCCGCCCGGTCCATCATAAGCCATGATGTTCCTCCTTATTTAAAAGTTTTAGTATTATAAAAAATTACATAGAAATACTAACACCCTTAAGGATTATTCTTTCGAGTCCTTTCGTCGTGTGGCTCTGTTTAGTTCACTATACACCGACCTCGTTAATAAACGAGGAGTGCTTCGTACTTAAAACGTCCCCCTATTTCCTTTATGCAGGCAAACTGTTAAAGTCTGTACGCAGCATTCTCTGCTCCACAGCCTGTCGGAACTGGGGCTCCAGTTTAAACCGAGGGTTATTGCGGTCTGCAGTGAATTCACGCTTAGTCCTATAAGCAGTAAAGCCTGACTCAGATCCAGACACTTGCTGTAAACCTTGAACCTGAGTAGGCTCTTGGTTTTTAGCAGCTTGTGCCGAACTTTCGTTATACATAGACGCTAGTCCCCGTAATGTTACTTCATACGAGGGGCTAGACAGTCCCATGTTAATTTGTTGTTGTTGTTCTAGGCTAAGTGTTGTCTCCGCCCATTCAAAAATATCTTGTAACCGTTCTTTACTACCGACAATATCAGAAGCCTTAGAGAAAGATTCTCTACGCTTAGCCTTTTGTCCCGTAATAAAGTCATCAACTACAGCTTTAGGAAAGCCAGTAGTATCCATTATTTCGTTTACAGTAGATTCAGACATCTCGCCTGATACAGCTAGCTCAGCTGCCCATTTATTCCATATATCTTCTGTTAGTTTAGGAGGGGTTACCTCAGCCGGTGGTTCAATTTTAGCTGGATCTAGCCTAAGCTCTTCTGCTCTAGTGAATTCTTTTGTTGGTTCACTAGTTACTTCAGGCTGCGGTCTTTCAATAGCCGGATCATAATTAGGATTAACAACCCCGCCCTCTTCATACTGTTCCTTAAGAGAAGCAATCTCTTGCTGCCCTCTAGTATAGTTACCTTGAGCTTCCTTAAGAGAATCAAACCAATCACCCGCTGTTTTAAAGTTAGGTGGAATTGGTTCGCCGCCGTCTTGTACATACTTCTCAAACATTACACGCTCTCGTTGAGCATCTATTTGTTCTTTAGGAATAGTAAGACTTTCCTTTTCCAATTCCATTAGTCTCTCTTGAGACTGTGTTGCTCCAGGTATCTCCTGGTAATCTTGTTTTTGTTCATCCATTCATTTATCTCCTTACGATAATTCTGTACCCCAGAGTCAAAGGATTTTGATCAAGAGACTTACGCCCCCTGATATAACCATAGCAATACCTGCAGCCCACGTAGCTGCCTTAGTTTGAAGTATCACTATATTCTTTTCTATTTTTGATAGTCTTTTATCAACCATATCCAATCTGTGATTTGTTCTTTCTAGCTCGTTAATAACCAGTCGTTTATATTGATCCCATCCGTTAGAGCCAGGATGGCGAGTCCCCCAAGGATCTTCAGTCATTACGCTCCTCCTACTCTTGTTAATATATAGTTATTATTCATCTACTTTAGGACCTTCCCCATAATATTCATGTGTTGAAGGTAAAGTTAAATTATATTTATGAGCGAGATATCCTTCTGTCCTTTTTACATTAGTAAGATCAGATACTTCACCACCGCCAATAGCATCGTTTACAAAAATAAGCTCTGCAAAATCTGCGTTAAACCCACCGTCTGTACTGCTGTCTTTCTTTCCAATCCACGGCTCGGAAAGATCATCAAGATCTTCAGTGACAGCACGATCAGAAACTGCTTCGTCTTCACGAAGGTCGGTAAGACCTCGAAGAAACATATAACCACCCTTTCTTCCAAAGGAACATATAAGATAATCCGCCGTCTGTGCCCCTCCTCCTTCTGTAAGAGAGCCCGCAGTTAACCCCGAGCCATAACCAAACGTCACGTCCTTATTAGTTGAGGTCCAGTCATGGCTCAAATAGAAGGCATTTTCTTTACTTAATATATATTCAATTTCATCTGAATCAGTTGTAGGTCCTTGCAATAAGATACAGCAGAACCAATTACTGGTTCCTACGTTCCAGTCTGTCTCATCTCTTACCTTATAATAAGGAGCCAGTTCTGGTAGCGAAGAGTTGTAGCTAAATGCTAACCCATTTAAACCACGGTAAGTTTCCGTAAAAGAGGCTGTTGTTCCTCCTGTCGCACCCGCACCAGCGTCGGCAATAGTCGATCTATTCTGCAGCTTAGTACATACTAGATCGTCATCTACATCGTGATAGAAAGACTCAGGGCTGAACCATGTCTCTAGACCTTCTAGTTCAGCAGGAGTCCATAGATTTTTTTTATTAAAAGCCCACTCATCCTGATAATGGGGAGGAGGACTAAGATTTCTATAAGTTACCATGTTATCACGCACCTCTTGAATGTAAGCGCGAGATCCTCGTCCAAGTAAAGTAGTTTTATTCTCTCTGAGGATACAGTTTGTAGTTGTTAAATCATCTCCGCCTATTATATCCAGAGTAAATGAATTATTCGATCGAAGACCTATAGTAGTTTTTTGTGCGACAGTAGTAACAGTCAAGGTAGGAAATTTTGATGAGTGGTCTTCAGAACCATAGTTTGCAATAGCTGCATATCCTGGCGACTCTGCCATAAAGATCATTATCCGTAATATACCGTCTCGGTTTTCAATTGCATCAACAACCAGTTCTTTGATATCTACCCTCTGATCGCCCGACTCATCCCCGACTGTCATCGATGTGTACACAGCTTCTGTCGTAGAATAATCACCGCCCGGAGTATCCCAACTCTCGCCATCAGCGTACTCATCCCAAGTGGCTTCCGCTTCAACAAACGCTTGCGTACATCGTGCTAAAGTTAGTTCTTCTTGTGCAGTGCTGCCCCATTCAGTCATTACTGTAAGAAGCAACTCAGCCTCAACAACTTCATTATTCTGAACGTTCTTCTCGAATTGTGAAACATCAAACTCAATCCAAGCATTACCGAAAGTACCGCCACTAGTAGTTGCCCAGCCAATTTTTAAAGAAGTATATCCTCCGTAATTTGCATCAGAATCATCACTCCACCCCCTTGTTGATTGGGTCGCTTGAAGAGTAGTACTTACGCCCTCACATATATCTTTATCTGTACTCATATTTAATAAGCGTAAAAGGCTTGATGAGTACCTGATGTACCTATCACTGCGTTATTTTCATTAATAACTATTCGAGCATAGGGCGCAGAATAACTTGAGAAATCGTAATGTGTTAAATAAACAGCACCAGTATCCAATTCTACATCATCAGATAGTATAACTCCCTTAGTCCAGTCAGTTCCGTTATGAGAAAACTGCATCGTTAAGTTTGGACGAATAGCAGCAGCTCCGTTAAGAAAATAAGAAGGAGGGTTAACTGAACAAATGTCATTAAAGTCAGTAGCGATTGCGGTGTTTCCTGCAGTACCTGTAGTTACCTGAGTAATACTTATTACCCCTGCACCCGGTCCTAACGCGACTGTAAATCTTGTATCCTTATGTCCATGTGTAGTATCTTCAATAGCAGCTAATAAATTTGAAGCTGTTAATGAAGCAGTAGTACCTGGCTCAAATTCGTTCTTACTAACAGTTCCTCCGTCAGTACCCGAGCCTCCTGTAAATCCTACAACCGCTACCATATCAGCGCCACCAGCTATCTCTGTCAGTACAGTGGCAATGTTACCAGCTGTACCTCTTTGATCCATAGTAAGAGTAATCTGGGTAGCAGAGCTTCCTTCAGTTGCAGTAATACCAGTAACTCCTGTTGTCCCGTTACCCGAGGTTGCAAAAGCAATCCTTGAATCGGTAGTTCCATTAATAGCTTTTATAATTAAGTCAGTTAGTAAGGCATCACTAGCCACGCCACTAACACCAATACAGATTTGATTAGCGGCAGCATCTACAGTACCCACTGTCTGATCTTCATCCAAAAGTATAGTTGTTGTTCCAGCTTCACAGCCAGCAGCAGTAGTAAGGTTTGTAAAGTTACATCCTTCATTAACTGAACTTCCATTAACGCCAGCTAAACTAAGACCATCTACACAAGTTGCCTTAAGATTATCTTTTATAGTATAAGTACGAGTCTCTCCATCAGCAGAAGTAAGAGTAATATACTTACCATTAGGAGTTCCACTTGTTGTACTAGCCGTAGCATCAAATGTAAATGTACATACCCCTCCAACCGCCGCTGTTCCATTAGTATATAGAGTCACGGGATCTACACCTATTACAATATCTTTAAAGATATTATCGGTAGCCGTATTAATGCCGACATGGGTTATACTATCGGTCGTCGTAGAAAGTGTAACTGATGCAGACTCAGCTGTTGTCTTTACTCTCCTGCCATTAACGGTTGCACTAGCAAAAGACTCCGTTGCACTTTGTTTAGCCATATTAACTTACTCCTTGTTCCATCATTTGTTGAATTCCCTGACCACCCGTTTCTTGTATATCTTGCATAGCTAACTCAGAAACACCCTGAGTTAGAGCTTGGTTAACACCAGCCTGAGCTTGTTGCTGCCCTTGTATAGCACCTTGCTGCTGTTGCATAGCCATTTGTTCTTCTTTAACCTGATCCTCACTCTTAATCCATGTATCAGGAGCAAAGCCTAGAGCTGTTATAAGAGCCTTACCATAAGAGTCCCATTTGAACATAGCCATAGCTTGTTCTGGTAAGTTCCTCACCATCTCTCCCATCTGCATTAGCTTCTGGAGATCTGAATCTCTACTCAATGCTTGTAAGCCCGTTACTATTTCTATATCTAATAGCCCATCTTTTTCGAACATCTCTTTTAAGCGCTCATCTATAGCACCGTCAGCAATCATTAAGAACATTGCTCTTTGAACTATAGGTCGCATTAGCTCCCTAGCAATCGAAGAGAAAGCTCCGCCTAATACATGCTCTAGTTCTTGTCCAATCATACGTACAGCTGTTGCTGTAACGCGATCACCTTGTGGCATACTAGCTGAGTCCATAAGGAATGCCTTACCTAGCTCTTGTCTTAATATGTTAACACCTTGTTGAGTTGCTTGTATCTGAGGAGACATAGTTTCGGCTGGAGATATAGTAAACACTTCTCCTTGTCTGGCTGGAACCCACGCTCCAGTAGGAACAGAGGTTATATCATCTAACTCAGTCATACCAGCAGGATCAACAGCCATCCAGAATAAAGAGGAAGCTGTTACACCGTATATTAATCCTTCAGTGAAAGCCTCAAGTGCTTTAATGTCGCCAATATTATCTTCAATATGGGAACGACCATAGTTTTCGCCAGCAACACTAGACCATCTTAGGGCTATATAAGGCAGTACCTTATATACACCGCTATCTATAATCTTTCCTTCTTCATCTTGTTTTTCTATGTCCCATGTACCATCTTCATTACGAGTACTACGAACATAGATTTTTTTATATCCCTTCTTCTCAGAACTATCAGTCATATAAGAGTCAGCAGTAGTGGGGTCGTCTTCTTCTTCAGGTATAGATTGATACTCTATAAAGATAAGTTCATCTATCTGTCCATAAACATCACGCCTACAAACATACCTATCAAGTCGAATTAATCTAAAATTAAAATCATCATCCATCACAACTAATATATCACCCACTACTATAAGGTGTTGTAATGCTTGGTATATAGTTTCTCTTAAGTTAGCTGATGATAGTTTATTAAACACCTGATAACTTAAAGCATCCAAATAAGAATAAATATCAGCATCAGGCTCAACACCTGTCTCTAATTCAAACTTAAAGAAGGGCATATCATTAAGCGGTAGCAATGCGCTAAGCATCCTACTCGCCATCGATGTTACACCTTTAGTTGCAACTGAACTAAAAGGCTGAGGCAGTGCTTCTTGTTCGGTCCACCCTTCTGGCGGTAATAGTGTTGGTACTGATAAGGCGGCGAAATACCTAGATCGTTCTAACTTAGATGTGCGTAAAGCATCTAGCTTTTTAAAGCGATGACTTATTTCCATTAGATACTTGGACCTGAACCAGCGCCGCTAATAAGATTAGCCCACATATTACTACCGCTGTATATTTGATCTATATCCTCACCTACAGCTCCACCCTGGGCTTCCGCTTCATCTGCTACTTCTTCTTGTTCAACTTGCAAAGACGCTAGTCTAGCTGCTTCTTCCTTTTGTTCTCTAAGGGCTTTTCTTTCAGCTATACCCTCAGACCATTCTCTTTCGTCCATAGCCATTTGACGAGCGAAGCGTTGATCTTCTCTAGCTTGGCTCTGTTGCCACATAAATTCTTCTTTTCTCTCGGCTAGTGAAGGAAGCTGTGTTCCTCCGCCTCCGCCACCTCTACTAAAACGATATATTGTCATTATACTCCTCATGCTGGCCTACTTCTTAGACCAGAGCCTGCTCGTAAAGCAAGAGATAAACCTGCAGGTTTAGGAGAACCTCTATATCCTGACCTAGTACTACTTATGCGAGTACTGCCGCCACCTTTGATATCCCCCATGCCACCACGTTCAGATATAACTCTTGATATATTAGCAGAAGTATCCGCGGATCTTTGTTGAGCTTGGGAAAAGGCCTGCTTTCTATCCGATAGTATTTGTTCTTTTCGCCTACCTAACCTAGAAGAGGCTGCTTGAACAAGCCTAGCCTTTTTATTTTCTTTTTCTCGAAAGATTCTAAATGCTTCTGTCTTTCTCTTTTGTTCTAGTGCTAAACGAGCCTCTTCCTCTCTTTGCCTGCGAGCTGCAGCTCTAGCTCCTGTAGCCCAGCCAACAGCTTTATTCCACATATTACTCAGCCATCCAAACTCAGGATAGCCTGTCTCTGGATTAATAGAGTTGGTAGGATCTCCCACGGTATGTGAAGCTAACCCTTCTTCACCTAAAAATTCTATAAGTATGTCAGATATTTCCATGGCTACTTCTCCTGGAATAATGACTTCTCCTGGAGTAAGATGAGCTAAGATTGTATCTCCGCCTCGACCGGCTTCTTCTGCTTCCGCCATAGGAGGCATTCCACCACCCATAGGAGGAGCACCACCCATAGGAGGAGCACCGCCACCCATAGCACCCATCATGGCTGCTGGATCCATACCTGCCATCATCTCTTCCATACCCATGTGATTATCTCCTTTGTTTTGTTTGTTGTTCTAGTATAAGACTCATTCTCTTTATGATATCTCTTTGACCTGATCTAAAAATAGCGGCTGAATTAAAATCAGTTATACTATCACCCTCATTATATTCAAGTGGAGGGAATTTTTCGTTTAGAAACTTTAGTAGTTTTTCCTCTATTACAGGAAGACTTTGCCAATTCTTCAATAGTATTCTCCAGTTCTGTTATCCTGTTATCAAAATCTTTTACGAGTAATAAGTAATCAGCAGGAGTAACAGCACCATTGTGTTCTACCCTAGCATAACTAGCTCTCATTTGTTCACTTCTCATTAGTTTCTCCTATAATATCCATGACTTCACAAGACCCGCCTACACAAGCCATTGATTGTGAGCTTATGGTATTATCTTCTTGTTCATATTCTTTGAGTAATGCCCAATCTATACTGGTTGGCATTTCCTCCATTAATTCCATATACAATTCTTCTTGAATTTCTTCAAACGGTAACTGATCTCCGTGACAATGTACCTTAGGCATAAAAGCTATGCCTGATACCCAATCCCAGTTATCCCATACCCACTGACCCACACCTAGAAAGTTACTGTCTGTATAATCTACAGTAATACTAGGCTTATGCTCACACCAATGTTTCTGATATGTAAGCCATAGATTAAGGTGATTTATTGGATCATAATCTTCATAAGTAGTTGACTCGTAAGGAGCCTTAGAAGGGAAAGAGAATATAGTAGTATGATTAGGATTATTAGCACAAGGTTCGTTAGAAATACCAGAGTCAATCATAAATTGACAGAGTGGATTCTGTGTATCTATCCGTACTCTTCGTATATAATAAGTAGAGTATCTAGGATGCAGACCAGACGATGTATTAGCCACACAAGATGTTGTGCCAGATGGCTTACAACAAGTTACTGATTTAGAAGGATTAATTCCTAGCTTCTCAGCCCATTCTTCATTAGTTGATTTAACTACAGCCTTAAGTTCGGCAAGTGTTTCGTTTAATTCTTCACCGAGCGTACACATAAATTTATTATCAAACACACCAGTAAAGGAAACACCGAGAAGACACTCGTCTTCGCAATTTTGTTTCCATTCGGAATCCAAGTAGTTAAACTTTGTACAAGCTGATTGGATAGTTCCAAGTATAGCAGCTTGTTTAACTTTAATTCTAAGGGTAGCCCTATTATCATAGGGTCTAACAACAACCTCTGATAAATTACAGAATTGTTTAGGTCTTAATATAATCTCACTACAGGGGTTAGTACCCCATTCACAAGTTGTTCTACCAGCCATCTCGGCTATATTATTCATAGCTTCTCGATTACATATACCACGCTCACCTGAGTGTGACTCATAAAGAGTAGTCCACTCTTCTAAGAACCTCTCTAACGTAGGCTTGCTAGTATAAACGGCTGAGTTATTAGCCAGTGCTCTTTGTTTCTCTTGCTCCCACCAAGGACCTGACTTAGCCTTAGCCATAGATCTATCATCGAGATCTGATAAAGAGATTAGAGCTGATCGCCTAACGCCACCAGCTATCACAATCTCACCTGTCATGCAGACTATATCATGTACCTCTAGGGGGGTAAGCTTACGTCCTTCAGCAGAGTAAAACAAATTGACCACATACTTGAATAATCTTTCAAGTGGTTCTGGTCCTGATGCTTGTCCACCAAACGTCTTTAATCTAGCACCCTTGGGGCGAACTTGAGATACATCCCAAGTCGGATGGAATCCACCATATAGTGTAGAAATCAAAGCCTTGAATGCGTCAGCCCATCCCCGCCTAGAGTCTTTTACTGTTATAACTACCGTATCGTTCCTGATAATAGAAGGAACAACGGGTAATAATTCTATTTCTTTTGATTCACAAGAGAAGCCTACACCTGTACCGCAGCACAGAATATATAGTATATCAGAAAAACTTCTTATTGTATTTATTGGAAGGTAAGAGCAGTTGTATAGGCACGTATCGTCTACCTCTGCCGCAGCTCCGGCGGTCATGAGTGCTCTCATAGATGGGAAGACATCTAGGTCCACGGTGGACTGTCGAATTTCTTCCCAAACGTCGCCTTGTATCACAGGAAAACGGCTTGCGAAGTAGTTGTAATAACGATCTACACATTCTTCCCAAGACTCTCTCCTACCCAGGTTTTCCACCCATTTACAGTAACTTCTAGTTACCACGAACTTTTGAAACTGATCCATCAATACTCCTTGTTCTTATAACCCATCTTTAGGGGTCCATAATCTTATAGTGTCGGTCTCTTTATCATAATCATCATGTGATAATATCCTAACGCACTGACCCATAGCTGTACAAAGGTCATCAACGCCATGTTTATTTTCCGGTACATGTTTACCGTCTGTATAGAGCGCAATAATATTAGAGTGCCACTCCTCAACATTCCACTCGTCAAGTAATTTCTCTGCCCTCTTTCTACCTATACGCCATAAACCAGGGAGACCATCAGTAGAATCACCAGCCATCCACTGAGTACAGAACCACCTCTCTGCGTCGTCATCAGAGATAAGCACTGGTTCATCATCCTTATCGGGATTGTAATGCCAGCCTGGCACACCCTTAAGATCCTTATCTATAGTAACAGCAATAGCATCGCCGTTACTAGCATATATACCCAATATATCATCAGCTTCTAACTTAGGAAGAATCATATAATCATACTCTTCTATTAAGAAGTCAAAGACATCCTTAAGAAACTCAGGTTTATACGCATCTTCTCTATTTTCTTTATAGCCGGGATACACATCCCGTCTAAAGTTATCAGACTTAGGACAGCTTAGTGCTATAACTGTACCATCACAACAATCAGGTGTCCATTTATTTAATAGTCCTGTTATAAGACTACCTATAGACATAACACCCTCTATATCAGCAACAAATGCAACTTTCCACGCTATAATATCCCCATCAATCATAGCTTTATTAGGTTTCTTCATCATCACTCCAATCTTCTCCCATCAAATCCATAAGATCTGTTATAATTTCACCAGTACTAGGAAAAGTTCCTTCTCTTCTAGCAGTACACACAGCACATGTACAGCTATCGTTCTTTAAATCTGTACATGCAGTAAGCCCACACCATATAGGAATTAAAGTCTTTACTCGCTTTCGTAATGACTTTTCATCCTTATCATTATAAATAATATGATGAAATAAATCCTGTAAGTTTTCTTCATTGCATTCTATAGCATGAGCTAACTCCTCACTTTCATGAGCCCGCCAAGTAGCAGCGGGCAGCGATCTTTTTCCAGGTGACAGGAATAAAAGTATAGAGTTATTCTTAACTCCATATCCTATTTCATTACTGTACCTGCAATCATCAATTATTATACACCTCTCCCAAAACTTATTACCGGCATCTAGAGACGTGGCTTCTTTATCCGTCTCATTAGATACCTCATTAGCTAAGAGATCAACCCAATGGTCTGGGTTATGTGATCTCATTAAAGCCCCTTGTTCTTGACAGTACTCACGGTACTTCTCTGGATTATCAGTCTTTCCATAACCCCTTGACTCCGCTTCCTTCTTTAAAGACCCAGCGAAAGAAAGGAGAACAGGAACCATACCGCACTTAAATACCTCACTAGCTATTACATTAGCTAGCGTTGTTTTCCCAGCTCCCGCCTTTCCAGCAATCAGTATCATTTGCATTTTCTTTTAACTCCTTGTATAAATCATCAGGTAACACATGGTAACCTATATTAAAACCAAGTAACTTAGCTATATCTGCCACACGAATAGTGCAAATATTCTTAGGTATCTTACAGAAAAAATACTTGGTAATTATTTTGTATAATATCACCCTAATAAGGGTCATCTTAACGGGCTCTAAACTATTAAGGGCATCAGAATCTATAGGACACTGACCCAACCGTATAATATAACGAGGGTGCCATGTTTTATGAAGAACATCAGCACGAATCCACTTGCTTTTACCTATCTTACTAACCTGATAAACAAAAGCACAATTCTTATCGTACTCTATAACAATGGCAACATGTTCTAATTCTTTACAACCCATAATATATTTAATAATAGGAGTAAGGAATCTCTCATACCAAGTAGAACCAATCCTTCCCTCATAGAATGCTACATAGGCGGTAGCTTTAATGACATGCCGCCCAGTTGTTACCTATTCGATAGGCTCCATCCATAGGAACAACACATCCAAGATGTTTACCAGCCCTAACTATAGCAGCAATACCCAGCTTTCCTATGTCATCAGCTATAGACGGTTCACATTCTATTTGCCATTCATCGTGAACAGTAGCCATGAGAGCATACCTCCCTTTATATTTATTTTCTAAATCTCTGTGTAAATAACACAAAGCATACTTCATAATAACAGCACCGTCTCCCTGTATCTGAACGTTAAGAGATGAATGCTTAGACCTACAAGGAACCTCACGGTTATCTAGTAGAGTAATAGAATCCTTCTTTGCCACCTGATACTCACAGCTTTCTATAAGTTTCTTTAATGCTGGCATGTTATCAAGGAACCTTTTCTTTAGGGAAGAACCAGCGGCTACTCCCTTGCCTATGATGTTACCTATCTTAACATTTCCAGCTCCGTATATCAGAGCATAGAAGAATGTCTTAGCATCGTCTCTGCTGCTTAAGCCAGCTTGTGTCTGATTGTGTGTATGGATATCACCGTTAATAACTAGATCTCCATACTCACCGTCATCCCAAACAGCCATTCTATTAGCGAGCAGCCTAGCTTCTAATCCGCTAGCATCGATGCCCACTTGAACCCATCCGTCCTTAGTAGGACCGAATAAAGCACGAGCACTGGAGTCACCAGATACCTGCTGTAAGTTAGGCTGACTAGCTGTCATCCTGCCTGTAACAGCACCTTGTGGATTAATACCACCGTGTATATTACCATCACGAGAGATTGAAGCACGAGATATCCAATCGGATACCATACTATTAAGTTTAGTTATATCAAAACTTCTACAAAGCAAGGAAGCTTCTGGATATGAGAGCTTCTTTAATACAGCCTCGTCTACTTTAGGGTTACCTTTATCCGTTAAGGGGGCATCCCAGCCGTACTTAGTCTTAAGTCTCCGAGCTATTTGTTGCCTTGATGTGGGATTAAAATGCTCTACCGAATCCTTTAATTTCTTTCCCGTCTTATTAGACCACCTTTCGGTAACTAAGGGAAGAAAGATCTGGCTAAGGGTATCACCTATCTCAGCTTTCTCCATTAAAAGCTCTTGTTCTAATACCTCAGCAGCCTTAAGATCAAAGCCCATTCCATTCTCTACCTGTTTAGATAGTATAGCAGTAACTCTATGCTCAAGACCTATCATTGTGCAGTTTCTTTGAGCAAAAGCAGACTGAGCTTTCCATACCCTATGATTAACCTCGACATCCTGCTCGCAATACTCTAGCATCTCTTCACAGTACTCATCAAAGCCTAGGGTGTATTCGGATTTATCGCAGCCTAAATGAATACCCCAATTCTTTAGACCGTTTCCCTTTAAGGGATGATTCCTTAGATCAGGATACATAAGCCTAGATATAACTAGTGTATCCATGATTAAAGAAACATCTATAGGTCCATAGAATCTCTCAAGTACAGGCAAGTCATACATCAATATGTTATGACCTATTAAAGTATCAGCTTGTCTTAATAACTCTACACCTTTGTGTATGTCCTGTTCTCTAAACCTTTGAACCTTACCTGTGTGTATGTCCTTAATAACCAGACACCACACCCTTGTAACTTCGGGTCTGGGTCCCTTGTCCACCACAACCTCTCCGAGGCCATTGGCTTCTATATCAAATACAAGTTCCATCATTGTATTCTCCTTTATATATTATTGCGGGGGAATTAAGACATGACCATCATCATTGAGAGCCCAATCTATTTCTTCCATTCTTCCGCTAACTCTATCGTAGTATAAACATGTAGCTATACCAGCCCTACCAGTCAGTCTATTCTTAAGTACTCTAATAGTAGTAGTGTTAGATAAGACAGGATCAGGATTCTGTCTATCTCTTTCAAGAGCTATGACTGTATTAGGTACACTGCTTAATGAACCAGAACCTCTAAGATCCTGTAGTGTGATACGATCACCTTCTTCATAAGCTTTCTGGGTTTTCTTTAGCTGAGAAACCACATCAATTCTAATACCAGTACGAGAAACTAATCCACGCAGTTGTTTCATAATGTTATCTATTAGC